TTCCCCGAGTTCTGGAGGGATGTGAAGCAGAACGAGATCACAGGCGCTTATGGCGGTCCTGTGCAGGTTGATAACGGAAGCAAGATCGATGTGAAGCGTCTGGCCCCTGAGAAGCGGGAGGCTCTGAAGCAAATGCTCCTGACGCTGAAGGAAGAGACCGAAGAAGAAGAGGAGGATTGAGATATGGACTGTGACCTGCAAAGGGCTGGAGCCCGCCACGCTGAGGCCCTCAATGACCTGCGCCGGTTCGAGCGCCGCATGGCACTGGCCTACATGATCTGCTTCGCTATGATCTTTATCGGCCTGACCGGCCTCGCCATCCTGAAGGTGCTGCAATGATGCTCCAGCTTAATCCACCGCTTCCTGTCAAAACGCCCAGCGGCAAGGGCATGGTGCATGTTATAATCGACTATGGTCCCGAGGCCGATCTGATCTGGGTCGTCTTTCAGGACAATGGCGAGGTCTGGTGCTGGAGAAACCAAGATGTCCGGGCAGAAAAAAACATCACGTTCGGTCGGGTGGGTGAATGACGAGATCCTAGCCATTGGGCCGCATTGGCGCTTTGGCTGGCTTCGTCGCTGGGAGCTGGACACCGATGAGGAAGGCTTCTGCTATGAGCATCCTGACGGTGATCTGATCTACTCTGCCGCTCCCGAGCATGAGAACCTGATGATGCTGCACTGCTGCCGAGATTTAATCACTGGGGAGAAATATGTGCGGCTTTCGACCGAAGATCCGATCAGGACGGAGATCGACCGGCTTTACGAAATGCTGAAAAGGATGGGTGAGCTGTAAAGCCTTTCCTTTACAAACCAGCTAATATCAGGCACTATAGTGCGTCAAAACATGAAGATACCTCATGATGGAGAAGCGGAAATGATCGACCTCGACGCACTCGACAACGACCCGTGGCCCACGTTTCCAACTAAAAAAGATGACCTTCGTGCGCTGGCTGCTGCACTGCAAGGCATGGAAAGCGATTTGAGGCGTATGAGGATTGATGCAAAACGGTTCTACGAAGCCCTTGCCATGATGGCTAACCAAAACCAAGAGCCGCTGTCCCGTGACATGGCGCGGCGTTTTCTTGGCATGAAGCCAGTCAAAGATACAGGATTGATCCCATGATCAGCAAAGACAAAACCTACACCACGCTGCGCGGTATGCCTGTCCGTATCTATGCGACAGACGCTGGTGGCTTGTTCCCTGTCCACGGCGCTATCTTTAACGATGGCATGTGGAACGGCATGAAGTGGACGGAAGAAGGTAAAACACTTTTTACAACCACATCTTGCATGGTCAACACGGTTGATGACCTTGCTGAAGTGAAGCCCCGCATCAAGCGCACGGTGTGGCTGAATGTGTATGAGCATTTAATTAGAGCATCAGAAACGCCTATTCAGCAATTTTTGCAAAAGCCTTTGGCCCGCGTGAAAGTCAAGATCGACTGCGAAGAGGGGGAAGGGCTGTGACCGACGATCTTGTGAAGCGTCTTCGGAAAATTGAGCCAGATACTCCCGGTATACGAACCCGCTGGCATCGCAACCCAGATGGGCCAGAAGCTGCCGATTGCATCGAGCAACTGGAACGATTGCTGGAACAACGTGATTCTTTCATCGTCAAAAATGACTTGTGGCATGACTTCGTTTCCACCCTAGGAGAGAAGAAAAATGGATGACTACAGCGACTTGTTTAGCCAGCACGAACCAGATCCTTTGCTGCGCGAACTCAACGGCAACATCCTCTGGTATTGGAAACCAATGGACCCCAACGACAAGCGTATGGGCTGTGTATCCAATGCTCCGTTTGAGGCTTGTGACAGGATTAAAACTTTGGAGCGGGAGCTGGCGGAAGAGCGGCACTCTCGCGAAGTGGCTGCCAAGCACGCATGGCGGTTCTCCGATGCCCTGCATAAAATCAAGGACATGAAACCTGACCCAGAGTTTGGTATGGTGCCGATTGACACCGCCCGCGAAGTGGCTCGCAGGGCTTTAGAGGGAAAAGAATGATCGACCTCAACGGCGAGATCGACGTAGAAGAGCATCTGAAGGCCATTGAGGTGGCCGAGTGTGAGGAGAGCCTTGCGGCTTTCATCCGCTATGCTTGGCATGTCATTGAGCCGGGATCGCCATATGTTCATGGCTGGCATGTTGACTTCATCTGCGAGCATCTGGAAGCGATCACCGATGGCGTGGAACTTGATAACGGACAACTCTACAACCGCCTGTTGGTGAACATCCCGCCGGGCACGGCAAAGAGCTTGATCCTCAACGTCTTCTGGCCCTCTTGGGAATGGGGGCCGAGGAACATGCCGCACCTGCGCTATCTCTGCGCCGCGCACAAGGTGGAGAACCTGTCAGCCCGAGACAGCCGCCGTATGCGTGATCTGATTTTGTCTGAATGGTATCAGGCCCGCTGGGGCGACAGGGTGAAGCTGTCCAAGGATCAGAACGAAAAGCTGAACTTCGTGAACAAGGCTGGCGGCTTTCGCATCGCTACATCGATCACCAGCCTGACGGGTCTCCGCGCCGACAGGGTGCTGATCGACGATCCCCACAGCGTGGATTCGGCTGGTTCGGAAGTGCAGCGCGAGACCGAGGTGACCACGTTCCTTGAGGCCATCCCGACCCGTCTGAATAACCCGATCAAGAGCGTGATCGTGGTCATCATGCAGAGACTGCACGAGGACGACATCTCGGGCGTGATCCTCGACAAGGATCTTGGCTACGACCACATCATGCTGCCGATGCGGTATGACCCCAGCCGGGCCATGCCGACCAAACTTGGCTACGAAGACCCGCGTGAAGAGGAAGGCGAGCTGCTTTTCCCCGAGCGTTTCCCGCTGGCGATTGTCGAGCGTGATGAGCGCGTGATGGGGCCTTATGCGGTCGCCGGTCAGTTCCAGCAGGAACCGCAGCCTCGCGGCGGTGGTGTCATCAAGCGCGAATGGTGGCAGCTCTGGGAGCGCGAATCATACCCGCCTTTTGATTACCTGATGGCTTCGCTGGACACGGCCTATACGACCAAGAGCGAGAACGATTTCTCGGCTTTGACGATCTGGGGCGTGTACTCGGGCGGCGAGCAGGTGGCGCAAGCAACCCGGCAGATCTCCAAGGGTGGTGATCTCGTCAGCATGGTGCGGAGAACCTACACCGAAGAGCATCCCAAGATTATGCTGGTCCACGCATGGCAAGAGCGGCTGGAGCTTCATGACCTCGTCAAGAAGGTGGCTGCAAGCGCCCGCGAATGGCGCATTGATAAGCTTGTGATCGAAAACAAAGCTGCCGGTCACAGCGTGGCGCAAGAGCTTCGTCGCCTGTATGGGCATGAGGATTGGGGCGTGCAGCTCCTAGATCCGAAAGGCAACGACAAGCTGGGTCGGCTTTACGCTGTGCAGCATCTGTTCGCAGAAGGCTTGATCTACGCTCCCAATTATTCGTGGGCAGATATGGTTATCCAACAGTGCGCTGTGTTCCCGAAGGGCAAGCATGACGACTTGGTTGATACGGTCAGCATGGCTGTGCGCCACCTGCGCGAGATGGGCATGTTGGTGCGTGGTTCTGAATGGACATCGCGTGTCGAAGATCAGATGCAACATCGCGGTGCGCCACCGTCACCGCTTTATGCTGTTTAATGATGGAGATGGAAAATGAGCTGGCAACCTATTGTCACCGCACCAAAAGACGGCACCATTGTCTTTGGTTGGGAACCCCGCGCCACCAAATGGAAAATCAAATTTATGGTTTTCCGCCATACCAGAGATGGCGGTTATTGGACCAATGCTGTTGGAACCGGCACTGTTGAGCCAACCCACTGGATGCCGCTGCCGGAGGGGCCAAAATGAATGAGGCGGCAGTTACTCCAATCTTTATGGCTATATTGGTAGCTATATGGATCATGGCATTTGATTCATGAGCGGGCCGCTAATTGTTCTAGTGGGGCTGATTTATGGTTATATCTCCATAAATCAGTACCTGCTGGGCAATACGCCGATGGCAATCATCTATGCAGGATATGCCTTCTCAAATATTGGCTTGTTCTTAGCCATCAAATAGTTGTCACAGTATAACTATAAAGTATCAAGGTGCGGCGGTATGAGGCCCATCATGATATTAAGCCCACCAGAGTTACAAGCTCTCATCTTGCAGATGGGCGGCATCAATAAAACAGCCTACTACTTGGGTAGGAACGAAAGCACAATTCGGTCTGTTATTCTTAAAAACAAACCGTTGAGAGTTTCCCCCCTTATTGAGAAACATCAAAGCCTAATAGAAGAAAACCGCCTTTTAAAATTGGCGGTTAACAATTCTGGCAGCATTCCAAAGCCAAGGATTGTCATGGGCAAACAGAAATCCATGACGATCATGGCAATCGGTGACAGCCACGATCAGCCAAATATTTCTAAAGATCGGTTTAAGTGGATGGGCAAGCACGCTGCCGCGCTGAAACCGGATCGGGTTGTTCATATTGGAGACTTTGCTTCGTGGGACAGTGTGTCGATGCACGAAGAGCGGGGTTCTTTAGGGCACGCTCAAAGACCATCCTTTAAAACAGATCTGGAAAGCTGCGAGGAGGCCATGTCGGCCTTCTACAAAGAGATGAGCTATCTGGACATCCCGCTGGATATGACGGCTGGGAACCACGAAGAACGAATCAATCGGTTTGAGAATAAGAACCCAGAAACAGTAGGCACCCTGTACACCCAGCTTGAGGAGATGTCGGCCCGCTACCGCTGGCGCATCCACCCATACGGCCAGTGGCTGATGATTGACGGGGTTGGCTTTATTCATGTGCCAATGAATATCATGGGGCGACCATATGGCGGTCAAAACTCTGAAAACCAGATTGCCAACCACGCTACGCATTCCATCGTGTTCGGCCATACACACCGATCCACATTCCGTAAGGTGCCCAAAATTGGGGTCAACAACTCAATTGAGGTTCTTAACCTTGGGTCATCGATGCCGGATGGGTACGTTGCCAAGTATGCGGGAACGGCGACAACTGGCTGGTCGTACGGCATTTACGAGCTGCAAATCCAAGCGGGACACATATTGCAGTACCGTCACATCAGCATGAGACAATTAGAGGAACAGTATTCGTGAAAGGTATGCACCCGGACGAAAAGCTTATCGAGGAGCTGGTACTGGAATTCCGTATAACGCGGGGCGGTATGGCTACCGAGTTCTGCATGGCTGAAGAGTTAATTGGCCTAGCCAGAGAGCTGGACAGGCTGGAGGCTGAAGTCAAATTCCTACGCGATGACAGGCACCATGCTTTTTATCGACAGCAAAGGAGGTCGTGATGTCTGATGATGATGACGGAATGGATGACAGCGCCACAATGCTGGATCTTAGCGATCTGGACCCAACAGTCTTTGAGGATTTTGTGGCCCAACGGGCAATCGCATTTTGCTATCTGGTTCGGGCGGCAGACATGACCAACGACCAGACAGCCAAGGAATTGACCTTCACCATGATGAGGAAGGTCAATATGTCGATCAAGACACCATCGACAGCCGACTTAAAATCTATTGACGGCAGAGGAGGGGGCAATGAGTGAATGGCAACTGATTACAACCGCACCAAAAGACGGTACGGAAATCTTTGTGTTTTGGTATGAATCCGGGTGGCCGATCATGGCCCTTGCATCTTGGGACTCAATCCAATCTGGCTGGTATGACGGGGAATGGGACGTATGCCCAACCCACTGGATGCCCCTGCCAGAGCCGCCAACGGATGCAAAAACAGAGCTTGGTCTATAAGGGACCCGTGCTATAATCGATCTGCAAGGGTTGGTGGTTCTCCCTTGTGGGTTTCGGGCAACAAGAGCCGTCAGTGGAAGAGACACCCACTGGCGGCTTTTTTTATAAATGTGATAAAGTATGGCCTGTCGGGCATCGGAGAATAAGATGGTTCAGGTTTTGGCAAATGCCGTTGTTGATGTTGTGAGGCCGTCTACGCCCAAGGGTCTGGGGCTGTTCCATGTCGAGGTCTGGGGGAAGCCGCCCTACGACTATACGCGCACCTATGAAATACAGGCGAAATCCGATACACTAGCGGCCCAAGAGGGCATCCGGCGTTTCGTAGACGAGATGGAAAAGCTGCCCGCCGAAGGGAATTGATCATGCCGCTGACCCCCGGTCTCGTGCCAAATATCCGCCAAACCATGCCTGAGACTGAGCAAAGTCTGGGCGGTGAAGACCTCGTTGTGCAGATTGACGAAGGCAAGCCGACGACCGAGACCGACGAGAAGGGCAACATCCTCAAGATTGAGCATCCCGATGGGTCCATTACTATTTCTTTGGATGGCAAACCGATTGACGGCCCCAGCGAAGCAGAACAAGCCAAGGAATGGTTCCGCAACCTTGTCGATGAAATCGATGATGGGGAACTCAACCGCATCGGCAACGATCTCGTCCAAGGCATCGAAGACGACATCCAGAGCCGCACAGATTGGATTGAGGATCGTGCCCAAGGGCTGAAGCTTCTGGGCCTGAAGATTGAGATCCCCGGCGTTCAGGGAACCGCTGACGGCGCACCTGTCGAGGGGATGTCAAAGGTTCGCCATCCGTTGCTTCTGGAAGCCGTGCTGCGTTTTCAGGCCAATGCCAGATCAGAGATGCTGCCGACCGATGGGCCTGTGAAGGTCCGCGATGATTCGATGGGATCAACCACCAAGCAGGACCATCTTGCAAATTGCTTGGAGAAGGATCTCAACCATTACCTGACAGCGGTGGCGAGCGAGTACTATCCCGACACCGACCGCATGTTGCTGATGTTGGGCTTCGGCGGCACATGCTTTAAGAAAATTTATTTCTGCCCGCTGCGGAACCGTCCTGTGTCCGAAAGCGTTGATGCAGAAAACCTGATCGTGAACAACGCAGCGACCGATCTCGGCAATGCCAAGCGCATTACGCATCGCGTATTTCTGCGCCCGTCTACGGTGAAGCGTCTCCAGATCCTCGGTGTTTATCGCGACATTGATCTCGGTACGCCGACCGATCCAGATCTTGATGCTGCAAAGCGCGAGAAGAATGCCATTGAGGGCGTTGCGGATTCGGCAATGAACCCTCTGGATAGGGATCGTCAAATCTACGAATGCTATTGCGAGCTGGATATCGCTGGCTTCGAGCATAAGTGGAAGGGCAAGGAAAGCGGCCTTGAGATCCCTTACCGCGTGACCATCGATGTCTCGACCAAGCAGATCTTGTCTATCGTTCGCAACTACGACGAAGAAGAAGATCAGCTCCCGATGGCTCGCCAGAACTTCGTCAAGTACACGTTTGTGCCGGGCGTTGGTTTCTACGACATTGGCCTCCTGCACATCCTCGGCAACACCACAAACGCCATCACGGCTGCGTGGCGCGAGCTGCTTGACTCTGGCATGTACGCAAACTTCCCCGGCTTCTTGCTGGCCGATACGGGTGCGCGTCAGAACACAAACATCTTCCGCGTTCCTCCGGGCGGTGGCGCGCTGGTTAAAACAAACGGTATGCCAATCAATCAGGCCATCATGCCGCTGCCATACAACACTGGCGCTGCACCGGCCTTGATGAACCTCGTTGACAACATGGCCCAGACAGGGATGCGTGTTGGCGGCACGGCTGAAATGGCTGTTGGCGAAGGCCGCGCTGATGCGCCGGTCGGCACAACGATTGCGCTGATTGATCAGGCAACAAAAATCCTGAACTCGGTGCATAAACGTATGCACGCGTCACAGGCTGAAGAGTTCCAGCTTTTGGTTCGGTGCTTCCGCGAGCATCCAGAAAGCTTCTGGGAGCGCAACAAGCGCCCGACAACCAAGTGGAACGAACAGACGCTTATTCAGGCGCTCAACGATTGCGAGCTGGTGCCACAGGCTGATCCAAACACAGCCAGCCACACGCAGCGCATCATGAAGGTGATGGCACTGAAGCAGCTTCAGCAGGGCAATCCATCGCTTTATGATCCGATTGCCATCGACATTGAGGCGCTTCAGACCATCGGCTGGTCGAACCCAGAGCAATTCATGGTGCCAGCATCGGCGCAGGGCAACCCGCCGCCAGAATTGCTGCAAGCTCAGTCCAAGATGCAGAGCGAGCAAACACGTTCTCAGGCCGATATGATTCGCGCACAAGCGGAAGCAGAGGCCAAACAGATCGACGGGCAAGTTAAATTGGCGAACCTCCAGATGCAGATGAAGCGTCTTGAGGACGAGATGGGCATCTCCGCTGGTTCGCTCGAAGAAAAGCGCAAGGATCGTCTCGCAAAAGAACGCATCCAGCTCATCGACCTCGCACAGAACCTCGCGGTTCATCCCGAGAGCGTCCCGCTTGTCGCCCCGCTTGTTGAGCCTGTCTTGCAAGAGATGGGCATACTCAATCAAACGCCCGAAGGAGGGCAGCAGTAATGGCTTTCGGTCTCCCATCCAAAGAGGAAATGCGCGATTACCTCATCAGCAAGGGCATGGACCCTGCTGACGCTGAAGCCCGTGCTGCACAGGCTGCTCGCACAAACACCCGTCAGGCTTTGACCACGATGGGAACGCAGGGCGCTGGCGCACTTGCTGGAGGCGCTGGCGCAATGGCTGGCGGAAATCTCCTTCAGCGAGCCATGCAAACCATTCGTGGCTTGGACAAGGCTGGCACAAAACAATTGATGCGTACATCAACCGGCCAAATGCGAAATGTTGCCGCTAATGCCCCAACATTGATCCGCGATGCATCTGGTAAAATCATCAAGCTTGCGCCGGGTCAGGCTGTTCCTGCCGGTGCAACGGTTCTCAACGTGGCGGAAGCGCCTGTTGCTGCGATCATGGCGGGCAGTGCTGGCGCTGTTGGTGTTCCTACAGCTCTTGCTTATCAGCGCGGTGAAAAGGGTGAAGGCACTGTTGCTGCGCCACAAGACACTGGCGTGTATGTTGATCCAGCAAGCGGCGTGAGCGCGGGCGCGTCAATTTATGACAACCCAACAGTTGCTCGTGCTTTAGAAAAAACGGCTCCTGTCGTAACAGGTGATGCACCCGTTTACGATTACGATGAGCATTCGGTGCCGCAAGATTTTGACACTTGGGGCCGCAAAATTCTTGGGCCATCCGCAGCCACAAGCAGCATGGATGCTCCAGAGAGTGCTGTTGGCGCAGCTAAAAAAATCATTAGCTCTGCTCAAAAACCAGCAGCAACCCAACAAGCCGCACAAGCTTCCCAGCCTTGGTACTCCCGCTTCATGCCATCTGACCCGTATGCTGGCATGTCCGCAGCCAAGTTGATGGAACGCGCCAACGCAAATCCAGATGATGCTGCGGCTTTCTTCCGTGCCGATGCTGCTCTTCGCAAAGAACGTCCTGAGATGTTTGAGAAGAAGCAGGAAGAAGGCATGGCCCGTGGCGGTGCCGCTGGTGGCGGGCATCATAAAGATGCCGTGGTCATGAAAGCTCTCGAAATCATCCATCACATGCTGCGGACACGTTAATCATGGACCCTCGGTCACGGATCATTCAGGACGCTTTGCGTCTGGCGCGGCAATACGGCGCTGCCAGCAGGGGTTATGCTGACGGAGGTATGCCAGAGGCTCCCCAACAGCCGATGCCCATTCCCAACGATCCTGTGGCCTTGGCGAGGGCAACCATTGCGGCTCGCCCCGCATCTGCCCGCTTGGCTAAGACCTTTGAGCAAGAAAACCAGCCCGGCGTGATCGTATCGCCTCGGCCCGGCAAGGGCGGTGGTCCAACAATTCATCCAGAAGCAGGTTTCCAATTTGATCCCAATGCGCCAGTTGACGACAGCGCCGAAAAACCTTGGTCGCCAGCTACGCCAAACCTGCTGGGGGCCAAACTGCCACCGCCGGTTCAGCATCCTGCGCTTTATGAGCCACGGATGAACAAACTGACGGAACACGCCAGCAAGATTTTCCAGAATAAAAACTTCCAAGACCTGATTGAGCAGCATGTCGGGCTTCGCGGGCTAAAAGTTATGCCCACGGTGGGGACATGGATGGGCGAAATGGAGCCATCCTTTATCCTCCAGCACCCTGATATGACCCCAGAACAAGCCAGCAAACTGGCCCACATTCTCGGGTTTGGCTTCCAACAGGACGCAACAGTCCATATGAAGCATAATCCAAACGCGGAACAAGGCACTCTGGCACTGTTGGCTGGCACGGGTAAGAAACTAAACCGTCAACAAATTGACGCTATCCATGACAGCGCCCGCAAAGAGGGCCTTGATTTCACCATTACGGGTGATGGCAAAGCAGCTAAGTTCTTGCACTTTGGTCCCGAAGAGGAATATGATAATTTCCTCGAAAAGACTAAACGAATTGCTGATACCAACAAACTGAATGAACGATACCACGCCCGTACTGAGGGGGATTTAATCAATGCGAAAGACTACTTCTCTGGCATCTTTGGAGGCCAAGGCGGCGGCGATGGGCTTCCTGCCAGCGCCGAAAGATCACCCGATCTATTCCGAGGGATCGTCAATCATGTTCTTGCGCCATACGCCAAAGCAATCGCAGCGGAAGGCTACCGCCTCTCGCCCGAAAGGCTCGCGCAAACCTACGGCTTAACACCCGAAGAGACCACGCACGTTCGTGAATCGCTCTACCCCAGCGGTAGAAAGGTCGATGATCGCACGACTGTTCCCTTGATGACCGGCCAAGAAGATCTTGATGTTGTGCCAACCGGCAATCGCGGTCAGGCAACGGTGACTGACGTTCTTCAGGCATTGCAGAATCGCGCTGCAAGCAAGGGCCAGATTGAGCCGGGCGACCATAGCGATGCAGTTAAGAAGCGCATCGCTGAAGATATTGCGAAGGAAGTTTCATTCCATGTCGCAAATTCTGACAAATCTGCCATTGGCTGGTATGACGCTGCGCTAAAAAAGGCGATGGGCCGTTATGCTCAAATCTTTCCCGAGCTTGCAACGGACAAAGATGCCGAAATGTTGTTCCATGCTATCCTCGGCATGACATCTCAAGGCAACGATGTGTACAACAACAGCGTTCATGCCGCTCGTCTTTACGACAAAGTGCGTCAGGGCAAGCCTTTAAAGGAAGCTTTATCCGAGCTTAAAGGCACGTTTGGCGACAAAACAGCAGCTATTGAGCAGAATATCGACAAGTTCCGGCACCTGATCGACACAAACGGTTACGATAAAATGCGTGACCTGTTTAATCAGACCAAAACTGCCAGTGAATGGAACAAGATCCTGCGCCAAGACAAGGATCTTTATGGTCCAAATGGCAAACCGCTGAAGATTGAGGGCGGCGCAGACCAAAAAGTAACTGGATGGTCTGTGTTTGGTCCAAAGATTGGCTCATTTATCAACAATCTACACGGCGATTATTCCACTTTGACCGCTGATCTTTGGTTCAGCCGCACTTGGAACCGTCTGTTGGGTCATAATTTCATCCATACACCGCTTGCAGAAGCTAAACAGTACCAAGATCTGCGCGATGCGATGAAGGCTGAGTATTATCATCACAACGGTTTCCCGTTTGAGCAGAAGAATCCTTATAAAACATCGGAAGGTGAGACCAGATACAAGAATGGTGAACCTGAAGAATGGGATTTCGGGAACGATATGAAGGGCATGAAGCCTGAAGAGTTCGAAGATCTTATCAATGATCCCGATAAGATGCTCAACTTCGCTCAAAATGCCGAAGCAAGCTTCCGTAAGGGCCAGTACAAAGAGAAATCAGACGTTAAGCGCCGCGCCAAGAACTGGATTGAGAACCGCGAGAACACTCAAGATGCTCCACGCGGCAACCCAGAGCGTTCTTTCCAGCAAGACACCGCTGAAGCAGCTCAAAAGCTTCTGAAACAGAAGTATGGCCTCAATATCAGCATCGCTGACATCCAAGCCGCGCTTTGGTTCCATGAGAAAGAGCTGTTTGCGAAGTATGGCGTGGCATCTGAGAAGGCAAAGCCAGCCGATTACGACGATGCAGCCCAGCGTGCGGTCGAAATGTACAAAAACGGCGACCTGTATCGCGTGAAGTCAAAGGAAAAGAAGCCGAAGAAGGGCGCAGAGGAGCCAATGGCCCGTGGCGGGGTTCCAAGCCCTGACCGTATGATGCGTGTTCACCCCGCGATGCGTATTCCCGGCGTTCACATCCGCACAGCGGAGGCTGGCGATCCGATCTTCCACGGGGATGAGTGATGGTTGCTTGGTCGCCTGAGAGAATTAAGAGAGAGTTGGATTGGTCGCATTACGATGATGGCCGAGCCAAAGGGCATGTGGCTTTTGTAAATCCATCTGATTTTCTTAAGGCCACCACCAAGAACAAAACGACAGAATCTCAAATCTCCAGTGACGCTGGCGATCTTGATGAGCAAAAACTTAAAGAGACAAGCCAATCTCCGTTTCTAAGGGTCAGGAACGGGAAGATTTTTGATCATGAAGGCCGTCATCGCATGTCAGCTCTGGCTGCGGCGGGCCATACAAGTGTGCCTGTTATTCTTTGGCATGATACTGCCCAAAAGCTTCAGCCAGTAGATGAAACAACTCTTAAAGCACAGCACCCAAATCGTCCTGCGTTAAAGGTAACAAATGCAATTCCGTTGCATCGTGATTATCAAGATCAGATTGAGGATGCAATGAGCGATGATCGTTTGCGCTTTCGCGATGGCGGTGATGTAGAAGGCTACATCCCGCATGATGATCCGCGCCGCGCTCAAAACCTTGAGGCATTTGAGCCAATCAAAGACGAATCAGGCCAGCCAATAAAATTGTTTCACAACACAAATCGCGACTTCTCTAAGTTTAATACAGGAAGTAGCGAGCTTGGCGCACATTTTGGGACAGCCAATCAGGCTGCAAATTTGCAAGCTAACCAAGACAACCCTTTAGGCAATCGTCGCACGATGGCGGTTCATCTTCGTCTAAAAAACCCTCTTCGCTTGATGGATCAGGGTGGGTTTTCTGTCGAGCGAGTTGCCCAGCAACTCTACGACATGGATATGATCAACGAAAAAAAATATGACAAGCATATGGAAGGTGATTTCCGTTCTGAGGAAGCCGCCATTAAAGATTTGCAGTCTACAATTCAGAAGGCGGGTTACGATGGGATTGTTTATCTAAACCGCCGTGAAGGTTTGTCGCAGCATCCAGACCCAGAAATAAATCAAAAAAATCTTATGTGGCACTTTGCCATGTCAAGCCGCGCAACGGATGATGAGTTTAAGCAAAAGTTTCCAGAAGCTGAAGATTCATACATTGCGTTTCAGCCAACGCAAATCAAGTCAGCCACTGGCAACCAAGGCACGTTTGACCCGTCCAATCCCGACATCACCAAAGCTGACGGCGGCGCTCTCTCCGACGAAGATGGCATCACAGCCTATCACGGCTCTCCGCACGACTTTGAGCAGTTTGACACCAGCAAGATCGGCACTGGCGAAGGCGCACAGGTTTACGGGCATGGTTTGTATTTTGCCGGAAATGAAAATGTAGCGCGAAATTACCGTGATCGTCTTGGAAGGCAGGAAGAAACCAGCGGCGAAACAATGGCCGATCAATACGTCATTCCGCGCCATTTTTACCAAGACACTAGCGAAGAAGAACTTGCGGAGAATATGAAAGAGGCTGCGCGATGGTCAGAACAGCAAATATTTGATCAAGGTAAAATGCATTATGTTTTTGATGATGGCTCTATGCTTATTCACGATGATGATGAAGTAAGAGCAGTCCAAAAAAATCCCGGCCATATGTACGAAGTGCATATCAATGCACACCCTGATCATTTTCTGGATTGGGATACACCGCTAAATCAACAATCTGACCATGTGCAAAACGCTGTTAAACAATCTTTGGAGTACGCAAAAAAGAAAGCAACTACGCCAGAGCAAAGATTTAGCTGGTCATCTGTTTTTAAACGCCCAGATGAATTTTTAGATTACACAGGATCATCAATCCAAAATCTCCTTGGAAGAAATCTTGGATTGCAGGATGCATCGGATGCGTTGGCAAAACATGGAATCAAAGGAATTAGGTATCTTGATGCTGGGTCACGAGACGCTGGTGAGGGTTCCCGCAACTACGTTGTCTTCGACCACAACGATGTAGCCGTGAAGCGCAAGTACGCTCGGGGTGGCATGGTGGACGAAGCTCGGCAGAAGAAAGCAAATGGCGGCGTTTCGTATTCTGGGGATTTTACAACTCCACAATACGCGCAACTGTATTACGAAGGTTTGCCGCAACTTGGTGCAGCCGGTCATATTTTGGGAAGACTTTTCCCTAATCCAACAACAACTGGCGCATACAATGCGTTTATGAACGCGAATAAACCTACAGACTTTACGCCAATATCGCCAACTTCATTTCAGAAGACAGATTCTATTTCTGTCCCTGCTCAAAAACCAATTGGTGGCTTTTCTGGATTTGGTTATTCGCCTATGCCGTCTTTCGATTATTTCTCGAAGCCATCTTTTAACGATTGGCAACCGAATAATCAGGCCAGTGATTGGGGCGATGAACCTTTGCCAGAAGTTCCCGCCGCGCTTCAGCGATTTAACGCTCCGGCTCCACAACAAGCTCCGCCTCAACAGGCAACGCCGCAACAAGCAGCTCCACAACAAGCAGCCGCAGCCCCTGCTAAAGCCCCACAAGGGAAAAAGCATGGCGGGTCTATTGTGGAACGTGCACTTATGATAACCTCACGAAAGGCTTAAGCCTCGGTGGACGCACCGGAACCTGATCAGGAGCGATTATGTCAGAGATGGCGAAAAAGGCCCGTGCGGCCATGAAAAGTAAGGCGGACCGCCTTGGAGCTTCCCGTCCTTTGGAACGGGTAGATTCTGCGGATTGGACCCCAGCCGAATTGCTGAACGCGGATGTTAAGACAGGCTTGCGCCCTGTCTCCAAGCGTCAGTTTAAAAAGGGCGGCAAGGTCACTGGCGAGGCTTGCAAAGTCCGCGCTGACCGCAAGCCCCGCAAGTCGGGTGGCCGCGCCATCACGGCTGACAGTCTGATCAACCGCAACGTCAAAGAAGCCAACGAAAAGCGCGAAGGCATCAAGCATATCGGCGGCATGAAGAAGGGCGGTCGTGCGGGAAAGTCTAATGGCGGTGGCGAAACAATGCCGCTGCCCGTTCCTCGCCCCAAGAGCCTCGACGCAAAGCCTCCGGTCGATAAGAAGAAGATTGAGCCGGGCGATGCCGCTTCGCGTGATCTGAATCGCATGAGGGAAATCCAGCGTCAGGAAGATGCTGCACAGCCTCGCAAGGCCGGTGGCCGCTCCAAGAAAATGGGTGGCGGCGATCTGTCTCCATATCAAGAGGCTATGACTAAAGCCGCAAATCGCGCTGGCGTTCCTTCGGATGTGATTAGTTCTGTCCCTATGCAGTCCCGCTTCTCGAAGACCGCTGGCCTGAAGAAGGGCGGCAAAGCTGAGAAGCATACTGACGAAGCGATGGACAAGAAGCTCATCAAGAAGATGGTGAAGCCGTCTGCCCGCACCGGTAAAGCTATCGGCGGCGCTTTTGGCGAGTTTCTTTCCCCTGCACTGATGCTTGCCAACGCTGTTCGCGGTGATGACAAAAACCGTGGCGGCAAGGCTACGCGCAAGGGTCGTAATGAAGGCGGCGGCGCTAACCATGAAGGCGTGCCAATTAAAAAGATTCCGATTGGCGTCTCTGGCCTTTCCCCTGCTGATGCAGAAAAGTGGAAAAAGCAAACAGACACCAGCGGCATGGGTTGGAGAGCTGGTTACAAGCCAAATGATGTTAACGGCGAAGCTAAAAAGCGCGGGGGCCGCACTGGCAAAGCCGATGGCGGTCCTAAGTACACGCCAGAGCAGGAAGCAGCTACGCTTCGCGATCAGGCTTCGGCCCTTCGCAAGTATGGCAAGTCCAGCGACAAGGACGATAAAGCAGCCAAGATGACGGCGGCTCTTATGATGGCTAAAATGCGTGCTGGCCGTAAGGCTGGTGGCCGCACCAAGGGCAAGACCAACATCAACATCGTCATTGCAGCAGGTAAGCAGCCGGGCCAGCAGGGCATGGGTGGTATGCAGCCAGCCGATGCTCCTATGCAGCCAGCAGGTCTTCCCGTGCCTGTTCCGCCGCCGCAAGGCGCACAGGGCGGTATGCCTATGCCAATCCCTATGCCAATGCCAATGCCGCAGGGCGCTCCTGCTGGTGGCCCTCCGGGTATGCCTCCAATGGCTCGCAAGGCCGGTGGTCGTATCAGCAAGATTGCCAAGTCTTATAAGGACATGACTGCTGGTTCTGGTTCGGGTGAAGGTCGTCTTCAGAAGACGGACATTGCCAAGCGCCAACCTAAGCCGGGCTTCCAGAAGGGTGACAACGTCTTCAGTGGCGTGGGCTATCCAAACGCAGTTCTGGGCGCAACAGGTGGCCGCACTGCTAAAAACAAAGGCGGCAAGGTCTATCGTTCCTACAAAGACATGGACGCTGGCGCAGGTTCGGGTTTTGGCCGTTTAGAAAAGACGGAGATCCAAGCTCGTAAGAAGTGATTCGCGAGGTGTCTTCTGGGGCATCGCGAATCGGGACGGAAGCTAGCCCCTCTGGCTTCCGTCCCACCTATCATATGAGGGGACCGTTGAGGGGCGGTCATGTTGACATATCAAGCTCACTTCATAAGTGAATTAAAGAAGCTTCTAAGCGAAGAGATACAGAGAACCGGCGATACGATACTTATGCCAAACAGTGCCGCCATTCCTGATTTTTCGCAGTACCGATACTATATCGGTATGGTGCAAGGGCTTCGCAGAGCAGTTGAGCTTTGCGATGAGGCCGAGGCTATTGCCGATGGCCGTGATGAGAGGGGATAAAAAATGCCGTTTATGATGATGCACCACGATGTTGATCCAGCTTTGGTTATTAAGGGCGAGATCGGAGATCTTTCTTCGTTTGAGCTGTTTAACAATCAGATCTTGGTTGCCACTTATATCCGTCCCAAGATGACCAAGAGCGGCATCTTGCTGGCTGACCAAACGACCGATGAAGATCGTTATCAATCCAAAGTTGGCCTTCTGCTGAAGACAGGCCCACGCGCATTTGAGCCGAATGCTGATGGCTGGTTTGATGGTGAGAGCTTTAATCTTGATGATTGGCTGGTGTTCCGCCCCTCTGATGGTTGGCAGATCACAGTCCACGGTGTCCTCTGCCGTATCCTGAACGATACGCAGATTAAGGGCCGGGTGCAAAACCCCGATGAAGTGTGGTGATAGGAGATACCTATGGCTGATGATGACAAGCAACTTGAGATTTTTGTTCCAGATGACATTCCAGAACAGAAAAAAGAAGAAGATAAGCCAATCGTGCAGGTTGTTGACGAAAACAACAACGTAATCGAAGGCCCTGCCCGCAATGATGCGGACGAGGGCGCAGATCCAACCGAAAAGAAGCTCAAGCAGCTTCAGAAGAAGTTGGAAAAGGAAAAAGAAGCCCGTCTTCAGGCAGAAGAACGCGCTCGTTTGGTCTCTCAGGAGCTGAACAACGCCTATTCTCGCGCTGAAAACAGCGATCTTGACGTTGTGACCAGTGCGATCAGCACGATTTCTCGCGACAATGAACTGTTGACCGAGAAGCTTGCGGATTCGATGGCTGGTGGCGACTACCAGATGGCTGCTCAGATCCAGCGTGCGATCTCCAACAACGAAGCAAAGCTTCTTCAGTTGGAAAATGGCAAGGCTGCAATGTTGGCTCGGCCTAAACAGGCTGCACCAACCAGCACAGACCCTGTTGAGCAGTTTGCATCGCAGCTCTCAGCTCGTTCTGCGGATTGGGTTCGCAAAAACCCGCAGTGCGTGACCGATCCTCGTCTCCAGCAGAAGATGATTGCAGCGCATAATCTGGCTGTCGCTGACGGTTTCCAACCCGATACCGATGACTATTTCGGCTACATCGAAGACACGCTGAAGCTCAACCAAAAGAAAGAGCGTCAGACGTATGACGAGGAGGATTCGCCTTTGTCGAGTGCATCTAAACCAGCATCGCGACAGGCACCGCCTCCTGCCGCACCAAACCGTGACGGTGGCGGTCGTTCCAACGTGGTCACACTGACCTCACTGGAAGCCGACACAGCTCGCCAAATGGGCATGACCCCCGAGGAATATGCTCGCAATAAGATCCTTCTGAAAAAAGAAGGTCGCATCCACTAAGGAGATAAATGATGTCTGATATTTTTGGTGAAAGCCCACGCGGTCGCCGCGTTCGCAAGTCTGAAGAAGTCGAAATGGATGCCCCGGCATCTGTCCCGCGTTCTGAAATGAGGCCCGATATGCGTGAAGAAAGCCCTATGGAGCGTGCAAAACGCCGTGCAGCCGAGATCATGGATCATCGCGGAACTCTTGATGAGGGCCACGATGACTTCTACATCGATCCCGACATGGTGCCGGAAGGTTGGACCTACGAGTGGAAGCGTCTGCTCCTGCTCGGCAAGGAAGATCCGACCTACACGGTTCAGCTTGCTCGCGCTGGCTGGGAAGCCGTTCCGTGGAACCGCTGCCCGAAGCATCGTTCTTACATGCCTTCGGATTGGAGCAAGAACACGATTGAGCGTAAGGGCATGATCCTGATGGAACGTCCGACCGAAGTGGTCGAGATGGCCCGCAGCCTTGAGCATCGTGCAGCTCGCGATCAGGTTCGCTCAAAGGAAGCCCAGCTTGCTGGCACGCCTGATGGCACGCTTACCCGTGATCATGAAAAGGTGCGTCCTTCTATCAAGAAGGGCTGGGAAGCCATGCCGGTCCCGAAGGACTGACGTTTGGGGCCACCTTCGGGTGGCCCTTTACTTTTTTGTTAAGGTATGTCAATTATCCGTCACGGGCTTCTGGCCCCCACCTCTCCCGGCGTAGAGGTTTTAACTTTCCCCGGTTCCTAGTGCCCCCGGCGTGGCATGATGGGACTTCCTGTAAAAAGGAGGCACCGTCATGGCAAATACCAATGCGCCTTTCGGTTTCCGTCAGTACTCAGGCAACGGCTCGGCCCCGACCTACGAACAGGTTGCGGTTCAGATTGCTTACAATGCTACGAATATTTTCTTCGGCGACCCCGTAGAGCCAGATGCAAACGGCTACGTTATTCAGGGTGACGGCACGACCGCCGCCGCTGGTATTGCTGGCATCTTCATCGGCTGCACATACCTCTCGGTTTCGCAGAAGCGCGTCATCTGGTCCAACTATTGGCCCGGCTCGGATGTTGCCTCCACCAGCGTGGTGACCGGCTACATCGTCAATGATCCGAATGCTCGGTTCCTTGTCCAGACCGGCTCGACCGGAGCTACGCAGTCCACCATCAACCTCAACGTGCCTTATGTCACTGGCTCGGGTAACACCGCAAACGGCATCTCTGCCGCTACTGTGGATGTTGCAAACGCCGATGTCACGGCTACCCTTCCATTCCGCGTTGTCGGCCTTGTCACGCAGCCTCCGGGCTCTGCTGGCACGGAAGCTGGCGCTTACAACTATGTCATCGTTGGATTTAACAACGTGACGACCCGTAATCTTACGGGCATCTAAGAGGAGTAAGGACCAATGGCTGTCAATCTCAGTTCCATTAAAGACCTTCTCCTCCCCGGCCTCCGGGGTGTCGAAGGTAAGTATGAGCAGATCCCGTCTCAGTACGACAAGATCTTCACCAAGCACGATTCGAAGATGGCTCTCGAACGTACCGCAGAAATGCGTTACCTCGGCCTCGCGCAGCTCAAGACCGAAGGTGGTCAGACTGCATTCGATAACAACGCTGGTGAGCGTTACGTCTACAACCAAGAGCACACGGAAATCGCTCTCGGCTATGCGATCACTCGCAAAGCCATCGACGATAACCTGTACAAGACACAGTTTATGCCGTCGAACCTCGGCCTGATCGAATCTTTCCATCAGACCAAGGAAATCTACGGCGCAAACGTCCTCAACACCGCGACGACCTACAACGCGTCTGTCGGTGGTGACGGTGTGGCTCTTGTTTCTGCTTCCCATCCAATCGATGGCAGCACGATCTCGAACTACGCCACGAACGACCTCAATGAAGGCACCCTTCTGAATGCGATGATTGCCATCCGTGCAAACTTCCGCGATCAGGCTGGCCTGAAAGTGTTTGCTCGTGGTCGTCGTCTGATTGTTCCGCCGCAGTTGGAACCAGTTGCAATTCGTCTGACGAAGACTGAACTGCGTCCGGGCTCGGCAGACAACGATGTCAACGCAATCATGTCCACAGCCGGTGGCCTTCCTGAAGGCTACATGGTCAACGACTTCTTGACCTCGCAGTATGCTTGGTTCCTGCTGACGAACATCGACGGCCTGTCCTACATGGAACGCGTCAAGTTCGAATCCGACATGCAGGTAGACTTCGTGACCGACAACCTGCTGGTTAAGGGCTATGAGCGTTACAGCTTCGGCTACTACAACTGGCGTTCGATCTACGGTTCGTTCCCGTCATAATCTCAAGAGGGGCGGGGATAAAACCTCGCCCTTTTTTTCTAGGTATCCCAGATCACACAGACCGACCTAGCGGACTCTGCACAGACTGTGTGATCGTATCGTGCAGGAGTTTCCTATGGGAACGACCACTTTCACTGGCCCTGTAAAGGCTGGCACTGTTCTTAATACCACCGGGACAACCGTTGGTACGCTTAAAAATGTTGGCTTTGTTGAGCTTGCTCAATCTCAGGCCATCACACAGACCGGCTCGGCAACTGCGCTGGCGACCAACATCGTCATTCCAGCCAACAGCACCATCACTGCGATTGACCTTTTTGTTACGACAGCTTGGTCGAGCGCGACGACAACTTACACCATCAGCGTTGGCACTTCGGCAACTGCAACGGAACTCGTTGCGGCTTCGAATGTTAATGCGGTTGGCCGTCAAGCCCTTAATCCGGGTACAGACGCTACCAAAACTGCCAACTGGATTAACACAGGTTCGACAGATGATCGTATCTATGTTCTTTCTGGTGCTAACAACGTCACCAATGGCGCGGGAACTTTGGTTGTCCGCTACATTCAGGGCATCAACGCCTAATCAGAGCTATAGGAGGCTCATATGAAGGGTAAAATGGCTGCTAAGAAGCTCCCGAAGACGTTCTACGCTGGTGGAGATTCCAATGTCGCGCACGAAGCTGAATCCACAAAGGAAGGCTTTAAGCGTGGCGGTAAAACCGTCAAGATGATGGGCGAAAAGTCCAAGGCTCATGCTGGCCGCAAGGCTCGCAAGTCGGGCGGTGGTGTTCTGTCGTCGGCCTCTGGCCCCGGCACGCCCCGTGGCAAGGCTTCGCACTACTAAGTTTTAGACTTAGTTCTGCAAGTATTTACGGGGGCTTCGCGCCCCCGTATTTGCAATGGAGGGTGGAATGTCTGGTGCTTGGACACGCAAAGAAGGAAAGTCGCCATCAGGTGGGCTTAATGAAAAAGGCCGCGCATCTCTTCGTGCAGAAGGCCATAATATTAAGCGTCCCCAGCCAGAAGGCGGTTCGCGCAAAGACAGTTTCTGTGCCAGAATGACCGGCATGAAACGGAAACTGACGGGCTCCGCAAAGGCCGCAGATCCAAACAGCCGCATCAATAAATCTCTTAGAAAGTGGGATTGCTGACATGACAGACAAACCTTTTTGGGAGAAAGATGCGCCAAAAGATGCTAAAGAAAAGCATCTGAACCGCAAACAGATTCAGTCAGCCAAAGCGAGGGCTAGAGCGGCGGGCCGCCCCTATCCTAACTTAGTTGATAATGCACCCGCAGCGCGGGCTGGCAAGAGGAGCTAAGAATGACAACCGCTTACTCAATCACACAGTCTGGTCGTTATGAGCCGTTTGAGCTTCAGGTTTCGCGCGGCCAGATCACTTGGCATGAGACGCTGTTCCAGTTTGGTATTAACAATGCCGTTGGAACGTCCTTTGAGACAATTTGGACGCCAAGTTCCGTCTACTCGTATTTGTCAGCCGCGACGGTC